GTCGATATCGGAGCCAAGAAAAAAGGTGGGGGTTTTAAAAAATGTGGAAGAAAATCTGCAAGTGGATCAAAAAGAAAGTATCCAAAGTGCGTCCCTGCTGCCAAAGCAGCAAGCATGACAGAATCCCAGAGACGGAGTGCCGTTGCAAGAAAAAGAGCTAAGCCACAAGGAGTTGGTGGTAAACCAACAAATGTAAAAACATTTGCAAAAAGAAAAAGTTTAAGTATGGGAGGTCTAGTTTAATGAGTAAAGGAACTATGCCTGCTAGAAATAAAAAGAACTTTAGACCTACAAAGTCTGGAGCAGGAATGACCCGAGCCGGTGTCAAAGCCTATAGAAGATTAAATCCCGGCTCTAAATTAAAAACAGCCGTGACAGGAAAAGTGAAGCCTGGATCAAAAGCTGCTAAACGTAGAAAATCATACTGCGCAAGATCACTCGGACAATTAAAACGAGCGTCAGCTAAAACAAGAAACGATCCAAATTCCAGAATCCGTCAGGCAAGACGGAGATGGAAATGTTAAGACAAGCAATACTACAAGCACTAGAAGATAAATATAACGCACAAATTTCCGAAGCAGATGCTACTATAAAAATTTATCTAGAAAGACCTGTGGGTATAGGTGAACACCCACAACATCTAGAAGAGATAGATAAACTTTTACAGAATATTGTTGATGCTCAGGAAAAAATAAACGAACTACAACATTTTAAAATATGAGCGATCCAAAGAAAGGGACTGGTAAAAAACCAAAGGGTTCTGGTAGAAGACTCTATACAGATGAAAACCCAAAAGACACCGTTGGAATAAAGTTTGCAACACCAGCAGATGCTAGAGCAACGGTTGCAAAAGTTAAACGTGTAAACAAACCATTTGCACGTAAGATACAAATATTAACTGTAATGGAACAACGAGCTAAAGTTATGGGTAAAAGTAAAGTTGTTGCTATTGCAAAAAAAGGTAAAGAAGCAATAAGAAAGGGGAGAAAATAATGGATCAAATATCATTATTCGAACATTTTATAAAAATATTAAAAGAACGACAAAACGATGTAAAAGAATTAATGGCCAGAGGAGGTGTTGACACAATGGAAAGATACCAGTATATGTTAGGTCAGATAAGAACTTACGAGAGTTTATTACAGGAAATATCCACCCTGCTAAATAAAAAGGAGCAAAATGAAAAAGGAACAGTCATCAGTATCAAATCAAAAAGTGATACTACCAAATAAAGAATTAGTTGGTGTAGAAAAGAAAAAAAACATCGACGAAACATCAAAATTACCTGAACCTACGGGTTGGAGAATTTTAGTTTTACCTTTCAAACAAAAAGAAAAAACGAAAGGTGGATTAATATTAGCAGATGAAACAGTTGAACGATCACAAGTAGCATCAACTTGTGGTTTAGTTTTAAGAATGGGTCCACACTGCTATGATAAAGAAAGATATCCAGAAGGGCCCTGGTGTAAAAAAGGTGATTGGGTTATCTTTGCAAGATATGCCGGATCACGAATTAAAATAGATGGGGGTGAAATAAGACTTCTCAATGATGATGAAGTTTTAGCAACCGTGGAAAACCCTGAAGATATATTCCACGAATTTTAATAACCATAGGAGATACTATGCAAGAAGAAGACAAATCAGTTGATATTGATACATCGGGTCCGGATGTTGAAGTAGAACTGCCACAAGAAACAAAACAAGAAGATAAAAAAGATGTCGTTGTAGAACAACCATCGGAGGACAAAACATATGAAAACGAACGTGAAACAAAGCTTGAAGACGGTGGTAGCGCCGATGATTCATCTGAGAAATCTGTGGAGCAGCCTAGTGTTCAAGAAGATAATAAACAAAAAAGTGAAAGTAAAGAAGCTGAAGAATATTCTGAAGGAGTTAAAAAGCGAATAGCTAAACTCACAAAGAAAATGCGAGAAGCAGAAAGGCAAAAAGAAGAAGCTTTGCGTTATGCTGAAAGCGTTAAACAAGAAAGAGATCAATATAAATCTCAAGCTAATACTTTGGACAAAGACTATACTACAGAAATGGAGAATAGAATCTCTGGACAATTAGCTGCTGCACAAGCTAAACTTACAGCTGCAAGACAAGCAGAAGATCCAAAAGCTGAAACAGAAGCTTTAACAGCTATTTCACAACTAGGTTATGAACAAGGTAGACTTGCTGAACTTAAAACTCAAAATGAAATGAGAGAGAAGGCAGCAAAAGATGAACCTAAACAACAACCTGTTAATCAACAACAACCCGCAGCTCAGCCAGATCCAAAAGCTGAGGCATGGGCAAGTAAAAATGAGTGGTTTGGAACAGATTCAGCCATGACTTATACTGCCTTTGATCTTCATAGAAAATTAACGGAAGAGGAAGGGATTGATCCTAAATCTGACGAATATTATACGGAAATAGATAAAAGAATAAGACTTGAATTTCCGCATAAATTTGATAAACCTGTTAATAAACCAGTTAGCAAACCTACACAGACCGTTGCCTCTGCAACGCGTAGTCCAAAGGCTAACGCTAAAACAGTGAGACTCACATCTTCTCAAGTCGCAATAGCGAAAAAATTAGGTGTGCCACTAGAAGAATATGCGAAACAACTTATGAACACGAAGGAGGCATAAGCATATGGAAAATAATAAAACGCCAAATCGTGCGAGTCAAACTAGCAAAAGTGATTCAACAAAAGTTGAACCTAGAGCTAAGGAAGTTAAAGTAAAAGAACAACCTAAAGTTTGGGCTCCACCATCGTACTTAGATACGCCCAACGCGCCAAATGGATTTAGACACAGATGGGTCAGGGTAGAAATCCTAGGGTTCGTCGACACGAAAAACATACAAGGACGCTTAAGGTCTGGTTATGAATTAGTAAGAGCCGATGAATATCCCGAAGAAGACTTCCCCACAATCGCTGATGGCAAATACGCAGGGGTGATCGGGCACGGAGGCCTTGTGCTGACAAGGGTACCAGAGGAGATCGCGCAGCAAAGAACAAATTACTATGCCGAACAGGCACAGGATCAACAAGCTGCAATCGACGCCGATCTTGCGAAGGAACAGCATAAGAGTATGCCTATCTCTGTAGATAGAAATACTCGTGTAACCTTCGGTGGCAAGAAAAGTTAAGAATTCTTTTAACAATTCAAACCAGCGAATAATATAAACCGTACTGGAGGCCCTTCGGGGCAGGTACATAAGGAGTAATGACTATGGCTAACGCGTCAACAACTGGGTTTGGATTCAAACCCGTAAAGATGGCTGGTCAGTCGGCAAATACAGCTGGTTTAGGTGAATACCCTGTAGCAGCAAACGCAACTGCAATTTACAACCAAGATTTGGTTGATATGCAAGCGGGTGGTACTGCAGCGGTTTCAGCAGCTGGGGATCAACAAATCCTTGGTTCGTTAAACGGCGTATTTTACACTGACGCATCAACAAGTAAGCCTACATTCCAAGCATATCTGTTAGGTAGTAATACTGCTACAGATATTGTTGCACTAGTAAATGATGATCCACATCAAGTATATGAAGTGAGATCAAACAATGCAGGTGCATCAGCGCAAGGTGATGTGGGATCAACAGCTGAGATATCATACTCAGCAGGATCAAGTCCTAACTACATTTCTAGATCAACTCTAGATGATGCAACGTTAGGAACTGGTTCTCAACAACTAAAAATCGTGGGTGTTTCAAGAGACCCTGATAACAACGACCTTACATCAGCAGGTGTAGTGTGGAGAGTTGTAATCAGTGAACATTTCTTTAAACTACACGGTGGGGTATAATAGGAGTATAACAACATGGCGATATCACGTAATCAACTAGTCAAAGAACTAGAGCCAGGTTTGAATGCCCTATTCGGCCTGGAG